ACGCCGATAGTTGGGTACTTATCCCAACCAATATTCTTAGCTTCTTTTGACCAATCCCAAGTGTAATATTTGATGCCTTGAACAGTGTCGTAGTATTCAATGTTTTCTTTTAAGCGCACGTCTGATCCGGATGAAATCCACGCCGCACCAAGTTTAAACAAACCATCTACGAAGCTATTACCGCCACTCTTGCGGCTTGCTTGTGCTTGCATTTGTGCTGCTAGGATTGTGGCGTCCCTGTCAGCCTCTGCATTCCACCCTTTGAAAATATAATCCAGAAGACTATCGACCCGATCCCACAGCCGGTTTTGAGCCTCAGTTGAAATATCCAATCCGTTCTTTAAGTCTTCGGATGCTGCATCAAACCGGAATTGGGTATTTTCTGTTTCGACTGTTTGCCGCCACTTCGCATTCGCTAGGTCGATGTTGTATTGCATTTCAGAGTAAAATCTTTGGCGACTATCCTCTAATGTTGCCATAAATTCAGCAGAGTCATTCATTTCCCCAACATTAAACCGTTCCATTTGGTTTACCTGTTCGGAGTTATGGATTTTGATGTTCGCCGTTAGCTCATCATAGAATTTCTGCATATCATTGGCGACTTCAGCACCAAACAACCGTGCAGCATTTTGTGCAGCCACATCGTTGAAAAGCGCATCCACCATGGACTGTGTGTTAATGACTTCGGCCTGTTGCTCATTGGTCAGGTTGGTCAAATCCATTTCCAAGAAAGCTTTGGCGTTTTGCACCGCTGCCTCTTGTCTGGCATCCAAATTCGCAGTTTCGAATTGTGCAATAATACTTGCTTTATTGATTATTGCTTGTTGTTCATTGTCCAGATTTTCGATTGTCAGCGTTTGGAAAAACGACGCCTCTTTTTCCGCAACTCCGAGCGTAGCTTCCATTATTGCTTGGCTCATCATTGCCGTGGCGGCTGTTCCGGTGATGTCACCAAACGCCATGGTTCTTTGCACAGCCCTTGCTGATGCTTGCGCCCAAGGTGGTATGACCGGATTGCCATTTCCGTCTTTAAATTCAGCGGCAATTGTTTTCATCTGCCAGAGCACAGATGACTTTGCGTCTACATAATTTTTGCCTTCTTTTTTGAGCTTATCAGCCAGCAATTTCCCAGCAGTTGTAGAGGTATCAATCACCATTGAGAGATCAATAGAGGCGAAATCATCTAACGCCTCACCAATTGCACCCTCGCCCTTTGCTGCGGCCTCAACATCAATTTGCTCGGCATCTACAAGGTTTTCATCACGGATCTCACCCGTTGCTGCATTGACTGTTGTGGCATCGGTACCAAGCAAATCAGCGGACGTCATAGCGTCATAAGTTGTTCCGCTGCTTGAAATTATTGGATCAACAGTTGACGCAGTCCCTGTCGTTGCTGAAGCATCTGGTGTGTCGCCTAAAAGGTAATTTGGATTGTTCGGGTCAAGGTTCGTTCCTTCAGCATCCGGATCAATCTGTGGCACAATCTCGGACAACAATAATCCTCTACTTGCAAGCCACGCATTAGGATCAGCTAAGATTTCCTGTATGTTTGTGTTTTGATCAACCAAGCCGGCTTTTTCTGCGAACTCTAGAATTTGATCAGGCGTAAATTCTGCAGTTGATCCAGTGGCACCATTTCCATTTGAACCGCTCCCGCCACCATCACCGGAATATGTTATTGGTTGTGTATCATAGTCACGAATGACTTTGACGATGTTGCCGTTCTCATCCTTTTCAACGACCTTATTACCCTCTTGTGCATAGTTGGGATTAGAGGCAACGATTTGATCTATGTGGTTCTGCTGCTCTGCGGCCCTGTTTGCGTTGGTATTGGAAAGCCTATCTTTAAAGCTTGTTGTGTCAGCGTTATAGTTCTGGTCTTTCTCAACATAGTTGTTTTCTCGGTTCCCAGAGTCGTCATAGGTAGGTGATCGATCAAAGACGGACCCTTCCGTTGAAAAGGAACTGCCTGACTGCCCAGCACCACCGCCATCAAACATATCTTTGACGCTATCAAATCCAAATAAACCCATCAGATTTTATCCTTCTCTTCATGGCAGCGCCGTATGCGGTCACGCAGGTAAATGTATCCTTTGACCGTCTCATCGATCGCCGTGTACTCAGGCGGGAGACTGTCCAATTCATCTGCTAATTTTTTATTGAAGCTCTCATCGTATTGCTTGATTGAAGGGCAATAGATTTCGAGTTTGGTCCTATAAACCGTTTGAGCGCAGCCGGTCAGTAACAGACTTGCGATCAGTAAGATTGTCGTCTTCATGCTCTGCCATTTTTTTATAAAAATCAGACGTTTTCTTCGACGTCTCTAAGTCGTCCATAAGGACTTTATTCTTTTCGTTTGCCGAACCTTTGATCCGACCAAAGACATAAATAATTGGGATAGCCATCGCCAAAGCAGCAATGATGTAATCCTTGATCCTACCGAAAATAAACATCAATGAATGCCTTCGTTATGATCCTTCACACGGGCGTACGCAGCCAGTGCGATGCCGGCGATTGCACAAACCAAAAACACGATTTTCAAGCTATCAGCGTACGCAACTAGCCCCTGCAATTGACCTGAAATTTCATTCATTGCAGTCGCTGCACCAGCGATCCCAACACCTGCCAAAGTTTTACTCTGTTTGAGAGGTTTTACGGCTGCTGCGGTGGGCTTTTGCGGCATTTCTGGTCCACCCTCATCTGACGGCATAAGTGCGTCACGGGCGAATATAGCAGCCTCTGCGGCACGACGGCGAGTGAGGCCAGGAAGCGCCTGAAGCTTACCTTGGACCCGAGCTTTATTCCAACGATTTAGCTCTGCTGGAACGTCCTGATAAAGCCCCCTGTTCAATTTTTTGTTGAGCAAGGTTGAGCTTCGGAAGTTGCCCTCACCGAGGTTGAAAATAAACGACACGAGAGCATCATATTGCCCCTGCGTGAGGGGAACATTCACGTATTTTTTGATTACCTTTTCGCATTCGGCAATATCTTCCATCAGAAAGCGTTCTGCTTCCTCCATGGTAATTTTCATGCCGCTGCGAACGCCTTTAACGTGGCCCCACGAAATCGTCCATTTTCCTGCTGGACAGCGGTAGGAATGAATTAGCCCATCATCGCCAACTTTGTGCAGACCCTCGAACTTTTTGATAAGTTCTACGCCTTCTTTTGAAATTGATTGTGGAAACATATTTGCTCCTAAGAAATTTCCCGTTCGGTTACGGGTTTGTATATCGCTGGGCATCTGCCAGCATATTATTTACATCAAATGATTTTCTTCCAATGACTTGTCCGGCAGAGTTAAAGTAGTTTTCACTCATCATTCCATCCGGTGTCATGTTGCGACTTACGATAGAACCATCAGACAAGATTTGATTTTTGAGCAGCCTACCAGAATTATCAAAGGCCCTTGCAAGTTGACCAAATTGTTGCCGGACACCTTGATCCAGAGCAACTGTGGTATCGCTGACAAGGTCACGAACATTGTTCATTTGATTGCTTAATGTGTCTGTTTGCGTTGCCATCAAACCAGCATTGCTATCAAGTACTTGATTGAAACCGGTGTCTAATTTGTTACCCAACTGGTCAGTCTGGTTAGCCATCAAACCTGCATTGCTATCAGCAACCCGATTGAAACCAGTGTCTAATTGGTTGCCCATATCGTCAGTATAATTAGCCATCAAATCTGCATTGCTAGCAATTGCAGCGTCGAGTTGCTCCTTAGTTGCTGTGCGGTTGCCTTGGGTAAGCTGTGAGAGATTATTTATGTCAGCGGCACTTGCTGCTTGATTTGCAATCAACTGATCAGTGATAGCAGCATCATTTTGTGCCATTATATCAGAAAGGTTAGCTTGTTGGTCAGAGAGAGTTGATTGCCCTGTCGCTTGCGCTTGCAGCACTCGACCGATGTCATCCCGTACCAACCCAGCAGTGTTAACCAAACCCGTTTGAAGATCCGCACGAGCCTGATTAGCGAGCTCAGTATCTTCCCCATACCGTTGTACATAATTATCAAAACTTGATTGATAATTCGCTTGATTATCCTGCATTGTTGCTTGGTTTGCAGCCAGATCACCGTAGTATGTATCTTGATTTCCGGAAAGATCGCTTAACCGGTCAGCCAGATTTTCTTCCGCAGTCTGCATTTGACCCCCGAGGGCGTCGGCTCTTGCTACCTGTTGATCTTCGGCTGTGTTAAATGCTGCTTCCAATCCTGTATTTTGCGCATCGAAAGCTGATCCTACGTTCGAGAAGCCTGCATCCATAGCACTTCGATTATCAGCCATATTTGTATCGACGGTATCAAACCGCCCGCCCATGGTATTGAAGCCAGTGTCCATTGCTGTTCTGTTATTAGCCATGTTGGTATCGACGGTGTCAAAGCGTCCACTTACATTGTCGAAGCCAGTTCCAATTTGCCCTGACAGAGCATCTTGAGCGTTAGTTAAGCCTGTTCCAAAATAATCAGTCAGATCCGTACCTAATCCAGAAATTGCACCATAGAGACCTGTGCCGGTTGGGTCATTAGCAGTTCCTGCGTATCCAAGCCGATTGCTTAAATCAGTCTGACCGGTCTGGAGATTGGTAATTCCAAGGTTAGCCGTACCCATATCTGTGAGGAGTTGATCAACATCAACGCCTTGTGCTGTAAGAGATGCGCCAAGAGCATCAATATCCACGCCGCCTTGTGCTAGACGGGCTACCAGATCATCGTATTGCGCATCTCCGAGACCGGTCTGTGTTATGTTGGTGACCTTTTTTGTGTTGCCGCACATTTTAAAATTCCTTCTGAGTTATGTAGCCAATTTTCTCGTAACCGTACCGGAGTAAGAATTTCTCATATCCCGTCGATGCGGTGCCGGATGAAGTGGCTACAGAAACTTCGATAGCACCCTTAGATTTTGCCCATGCTTCAAACTGAGCGAATAAGATTTTTAGAGACTGGAAAGCGTGACGGCGCTTATTTGGCTTTATGTAAACCCCTAAATCGCTGGCGCCGAGTTTATCTGAGAAGTAGAACTCGCCTACGGTTCCCATCATGTAACCAATAAGCTTTTTATTCTCTTCTATGACCCAGCAGAACATTTCGTCTTTCAGCGCAGACAGGACCAAACCCATAATTTTCTTTTCAGAAAAGCCTTGGTTTTTTGCGAGACAGGTTTGTTGAAAGGTTCTGCAAAGATCGATGACTTGAAGTGCATCTTCCAGCTTAACTGGACGGACCTTTATTTTCATTAGCGGCTTCTAATGCCTCAATTCTCAAGTTCGCTTCTCGTAGCGCAGCCCATAAAAGAGGGACGAGAGAAGCATAATCGACAGCCTGATAAACAGGATTTCCGAGGCTATCGATCTGGTCTTTTCGACCTGTGACGGCATATGGCGCAACTCTTTGCAGATCGTGAGCTACAAACATATCCCGCTCGAATAATTCGTCGTTGCGGACCCCGCTTACGGGTTCCACGGACATAATTCTTTCCATCGGACGTTCTGTGATCCCTTTCACAATTTTTGCCCGATAGTCTGACGTCGTATTGAAGGCTGTTGCTGAAACACTGCTGGTGAATGTGCCAGTTCCTGCGACCGACAAATTACCGCCCAAAGATGCGCCGCCTGAAGTGAAC